TGCATAGCCACTTCCCTTCAAATTGGTCGTCAATCGTGGCAAATACGCACCCTTGATCCATTGAAACCCCAGCGCCTTTCGCGCAGTCCGTTAATGCCTCGTCGTCCATTAGCCCGTTCTTCCATCCTCCAGCAGCAACCATTCGCTCCACGACATCCCGAGAGATGATGTATTGCCCGCCTCCCCACAAAAAGCCATCATTCCCGCCCGTCCATGCTCCGCGCAGCACTCCGGTCTTCGGAAGCGTGTCACAATGTTTTGCCAGATTTCCTTTGTGGACATAGCAACTTGAATTTGGCCGGGCAAGATAATCCCATCCCTGAATATCCAGCGCCCACTTTAGCGCCTCGAAGGTTCGCGGACTGATATTCTCCAGAGAATCCTCCATTGCGGAATAGCGCACGTTATCACGAAAAAGCGCGTTGCTGCCGTGAGCGCAGTAGTAAAGCGTCTGGACTTGCGGATGCGGTTCGGCGTCCCATGTCGCCAGTGAAACGTCCATAAGGTCGCCCCACGGCTCACGGCGGGAGCTTAGGACGAGCACAAGGACGTTACTCATGCCAACGCCGCCTCCAGGTTTTTGCGAATGTCATCGTTGAGTCCGCCCCACGAATACGACTGATGCACGAACGGCACGCCCAATTTCTCATCCGTATTCTGCCACTGGACTTTACTCCGGTGGAAATACCACAGCCAAGCACCAATCACATTCCACTCGCTGAACTCATGCCCCGGCTGCGCTATGATGTAGCTTTCCAAGCTCATGCCGTGCTTCTGCCAGAAGAACTCGCGTAATCCTTGCATCATCCATCGCTGAACGCTCAGTGGATGCCGCCGCATGAACTCGTATTCCGGCAGCACCCCTATGGCTTTCTCAACCACCTTCCGCCATGTCATCGTGTTTGGATCGTTCAGGCTGGCGTATGGCGTGTAAAGCCACGGCGCAAACGCATCTCCAGCCGAGATTGGCCGAGTGAATATCGTATCGCTATCCATGCAGAGAAACACGTCAGCGTCCGAAAAGCAGTCCGCGTGCAGCTTGGTAAGTTGCTGGTGCATGTATCCGTCGCATCCTTCATGCACGAAGAATACCTTTTCGACTGACCCGGTCGGTGGCGTTTGTCCATTCGGCACCACCACAATTACGTTCCTGAATCCGGTGGCGAATCTCTGAATGGAACGAAGGCAGTATTTCAACCACTCGAAATCCTTTTCGTAGCTGCGGATGAAGATGTCGCAGTTCACTTCTTCCTCCCGGCACGCGCCTTCGCCATCCTGTCCTTCGCGGCCTGAATCTGTTCCGGCGTGCGCTGCTTTTTCGCTTTGTTTTGCTTTTGGTATAAGGATTGCGGCGCGGATAATTCACCTATTTTACCAAGTAATTCCATCTCTCGCTTTTCCCAATAAACCATTCTTTCATCTCGCTGTTTTTTTAGCTCATCAATCTCATGCATTAGTTTTTTCTCGTCTTCTGTCGGAGTATGCAACCGAATAGCCAAACCAGTTGCGGGGGCTTGACTTGAACAAGCTCCTACCGCCGATGAGTGCGGCTGTGCTGCAATTACACCACCCCGCGATTCGCGCAGACGATCCATTAGGCTGCCATCCTTGTTACGATGGAAAAGCACGGCACCCGGCTCAATGATGGACAGCGATTCGGCGTCAGGAAAAATCGGAGGACCGCTGTTCGGGTCTTCCCAAACCCGGTAAAACTTATCGTGAATCAGCGCGGTATGATGCGTGAACGGCGTGAACTCCTCCGCCAAGAATACGTCCCACGGGATGTTTGAAAGCTCCCACAGGCGAATGGTGTAGTCGCGCACCCTGCCTGGATACACTCCCACGCCGCTATTGTGCGAACGCGTCGGCGTCGTCACCCGGTCGAGCATAAACGGCTTCTTGGCCGCAAGGTATTCGTTCTCGATCTTGTCCAACCACTCCGGCACCAGCGGCACGGCATCCGGTTCCATCCAGAACCACGGCACATTGAACTGGTCCGCAACGGTCTTCACGCACTCATGCCACATGATATTGGCAATGGCCGGGTAAGTCGTCTCCGAGTCGCTAATCTTGAATCCGCCGACGTGGTTGAAGTGCGGTTTGAGGATTTCGTGAATCGGGTCCGGCGTGGTGTCTTCGTGAAATGCTAGCAGCAAATCATGCCGGGACGTGCCGCCTAATTCTGCAATCCAGTTGGCAAGACGAACGGTTGTCGCCTTGTCTTTCTGGCAGAACGCAATGACGAGAATCATTGCCCGAACGCCTCCGCAATCATGGAGCTAAACGGCTTCTTGTTGCCAACTTCTGCCGCTGCCCCGCGCTGCGTCAGAGACGGTGAACGTCCATGAATCGCTTTCAGTTCCTTCTCCATTTCAGCAACCTTTGATTCCAGTGCCGCCTCGCGTTCGCGAGTTTCCAGAAACAGTTCACGATAAACCGGCATGGCCTTCGCCTCAATCACCGCCTCCACATCGGCGTAGGGATTTTCCTGAATGTAAGCGCGGGCGCTTTCCACAACGGCCTTTGACTTGGTGTTCCAATCTTCGTGACCGTCCACTTGGTTTAGGATTTCCAGCCGCGCCTTGAGCCGCTTGGTGGTGTCCTCGAATTGCAGGAACTTGGTTTTTACGAACTCGCCATGCTCGGCCAGCTTGTCCAAACGCTCGCGTTCCGTGCGCTGTTCCAGATACGTCTTGGCATTGGCCCGCTCCGACTCGGCGCGCTCATGCAACTCGTCCATCTTCTCAATGATGCGCCCCAGCCGACCGCTCTGCACCGGGTCTAGGTCAAGCGCCAGATCGCGAAGCGCGTTGGCGCGCGCCTTTCCGGTCAGTGACAGTGCCGCAGTCAGTTCCTCCGGGTTAGCGTCGATTTCCTCGGCAAATGCTTTGGCGCGTTGCATCTCGCGGTTGCGCGGTTCCACGATTTCGCGCTGGAAACTTTCGCTCGATTCCAGGTCAACCCGCGCCACCTTCGCCTCGTATTCAGACAGCTTCTTGTCGCGCTCCGACAACGCCTTTTCCAGAGTCTCTGGATCGCGGCCTTTGGATTTCCACTCCTCTATTTGCTTCTCAAGTTCCGCCCGCTTGGTCGCCTCTTCTCGTGCCGTTTTCTTCAACGCCTCCCACCCTGCCTTGCCCTTGGCGTCCAGCTTTGGCGGCTCGGCAATCTCATCCGCAGCGGCCTTTGGTGCCGGCGGCTCGTCCGCAGGCTTGGCCTCGGCGTCGGGTTTCTTGAACAGTGTGTCAGGAACCGACTTAGAGCTTTCCTTAGCAGCCTCGGCAGGCTTGGCGACTGCTTCCGGTTTGGTTTCGACAGGTGGCGCGTCGTCTCCCTTGAACGCATTTTCCAGCGCCGCATGAAACGGGCTTGGCTTGTTTTCGGCTGGCGGGGCTTCCGCAATGGTAGTGCTCATATTTTTTCAGGTTCTCCGAATTTGTCGTCCGGCTCAAAATGTTTGTCCTGCTCGGTGGATAGTGAAACAAGGAAGGCGCGCAGCCGTTCATGTCCGCGAATCTCAGCGGCCAGCACGGGTCCACCGTGCAGAACGTCCGCATCACTTCGCGCGGCAATGATTCGCGAAGGGCTTTCATCATCTATCGCTGATAGCAACGCCGCGAAGATTGGTTTGCCGGCCAGTTTGCGCCAGTCCGCGCCCCACTCCTTAATGAAATCCGCCTTAGTCATTTACTCATCGGTTTTTTCGGTTGCTGCCTTTTCCATGTCCATCGCTGTATAGGCGCGACTCTCTGCCGTGGAACGGTTGATGTCCGCCGCCGCTTTGGCATCGGCCAGCGCCTTGTCGAACGCGGCCTGTTGCAACTTCATCTGCTGATCGAACGCTTGCTTCTGCTCGCGCAGTTGCATCGTGGCTTGTTCTTTCTCGGCTTTGATCGCCAAATTGCCCTGCACCTTCGCCATCTCAGGCGTCGGCTGGTCAGGCGGCGGAGGCGCGTCTTCTGCCTGCTGTTCCAGCATGGCTTCAAGTTGATCCTTGAACGCGGCCAGCTCATCCAACGCCATCTTGAACTGCTTGTATTCGCGTTTGCGCGTAGGATTTCCAGCGAGCTTGGCAAGATGCTCGCCTGCGTGTTTGCCTTTCGCCTCCAATCGTTTGTCGCACTCTTCCGGTGCCTGCTCTCCGGCTTGGCACATCGCCATATCTTTCTGCATGGACGGAATGTGAACCTCCAGATGAATGACGTGATTTTGTCCCGGCACAACCATCGCCTCCGCCTCTTCGCCAAGCATCGAGAAGCCATTGTCTTCCTGCGCCGCAAGTGCCGCATCGTTGGTGGCGTCCCGTCCGGTTGTGAGACTTGGAACAATGGCGTCAACGCTGTGGAAGCTCGTCATCACCGAAACGAACTGGCGTTTGATTTCGTTCTGCCCCACCTCATCGAAGCGGTCTATGTTCGCCATCAACTGATTGACGATTTCAATTCGCATGGCCGCGCTGCCAAGCCCCAGCGAACGATTGGCTCGGATGCCTGTCACTGCCTGCAACGCCTTGTGCTCCACTCCCAGCTTGTCGCAAAGTTTGTAGCACCGTTCCTGAAACTTTAGCGCCTCTTTTGCGCCAGGATGCCAAGGCTTCAAATCAGGGTTTGTCGCCCGACGCCACATCTCCGAATACTGCCGGTCCTTGCACCGCATGTATCGGTTGTGCAGTCCCTTGGAAACCTTCGCTCGTTCGGCGGCACGAATCATCGCTCCCTTGGCTGTTTCCTCCACGGTCGGCGCAGCCAAATCCTGCTGATTGGATGCTGCGGTGTTCTGAATTAGCGTTTGAGTGAAAGCAGCGGACACTTCCAGCGCCGGATTGATCCCCTGACTCATGTTCAACTGGAGCGGGTTGATTCCGTTCGGGATGAAGTTGCCGCCACCCCATTTTACCATCTTGAAGTCTTCCAGCTTGGCGTTCGTGGTCGGTTGCCACATCGGCTTGATGCCTGTTACCACAAGGTCAGCAATGCTGTTGTCAATCTGATTCAGCAACGCGCAGAACGGGTAGATGTCAGTGCCTAACCCCTTGATGGAATGATACGTTCCATCGGCCCCAATGTCGTAGGGGAACAGACAGATGCACTGGTCCCAGCCCTCATACCGGCTTTGGCTGTCGAAGATGAAATCGAAATTTGCCTGCCCCTCTTTTGCAGGGACGATCTTCTGCGAAATCGTTCCGTCCATTTCCTCGACAAACAACGTGGAAAGCTGGATGCGTTTCGTCTGCGTTTGCGTCACGTAGATGTCGCCGTTCTTAAACGCCTGATTCCACCGCTGCCACTCGCGATTCCATCCGTAGGCTTCGCTGCCGTTGGTGGCGCTGTCCATGATGACATTCTTCACCGCCTCGACATTCCAGCCCGCAGCCTTCGCGGCCTTTTCGTTCTCAATCTTGCGCCAGAGTTGGCCGGCGCTCATGGGCGTAAAGACCATCGCCATTTCGCAGTTGTCCAGGGAAAGCTCGGTGCCGTCTGGAAAGTATATGTTCCCCGCCAGAATCGCCTTCGGACGCCAATCCAGCGAATCCTCCCACGCCAGCACGCCGGGACCGTGTAGAAGCATTTGCAGGTCGCAAAGCTGACTCATGTCGTCAAACCCGCGCCAGTTGAAAACCATGCTGTGAAAATACTCGGCAAACCCGCGCATCAATTCCGCGTCCTGAGCCGCGTCGCCGTAGTCCAGATCGCCGTCAATGCAGAGCGGAACCTCGCACACCATATCGAAGAACGGCGTCCAAGCGTTCATAATGTTTCCGCGATGCCGCTTGAAGTTCAGGTTGGAATCGTTTCCGCGTCCGGCCCTGATAAGATCGCCCTGTGCCTTTGGGGCGTTGCCGTCAAATGCGCCCTGCACTTTGGCGCGACGAGCAGCCCTTAGCCGGTCGTCATTAACGAATCGCTGACAGATTTTCAGCGCGTGCTTCGGGTCTGAGACGCGCGATTTAATCGGCTCCCCTGACTTGGTTAAGTCAGCAAGTTTCCCGTCTGGAGGAGCTTGGTTTGTCATCTGTGCGGAGTTTTTACGTTGTTTGCGTAAATAGTCAAACAATTTCCGCGTCCATCTCCTCAATTCCCTGCCGTTTCCAGCATTTTGGCGGGAAAAGTGGCATCATTTCCGGCGTCACACCGCGTTTTAGGTGCTCAATCGGCACCCAAACCTGGGCTTTATTGCTGCATTTGCACACGGAACAGGCGTGCAGGTCCAAATCTCGCGTGGTTCCTTCTCCTCCGACAATCGCCGCAACAGTGTCAGCCAGTTCAGGGCAGTCTCCGCCGCACGGTTTAGAGTATTGGGCGTTGCGGCTGCATAGGAAACAGATTTGCGCCCGACGTTCAGCTTCCTCTCTGTCCACAGTTTTGCGACCCCCGATGATGAATGACGCCAGCACCTTCGTTCCTGCCCAAATATCGCTCCACTGCAAATCCACGCCGCTGACCGAGATTCCGTCACCGGAACAGAAACGGCGTGCGGTCTGCGGACCAAGCTGCTCGCAGATATATTGCTCGATTTCCGCCTCGGCAACGGGCGGAAATCCGTTGGCAGTGCAGTAGTCGCGAACCTGCCAAAGCAGTAAATTGTATGTGCCGCTGTTGAAATTGTGGCCGGTGATCGGGTGCTTGAATGGGTATCCACCGGGCGGAACCATTGTTCTATTTGTCAGTGTCATCTCGTTCATATCGCAAAAGCTGCGGTCGAATCTTCGTAATCCGATTCATCCCCTTCCATATTCATCTTCTCCGCCGCCGTGTTCCATGCGGTCGCATCCACCACCACATTGTCCGCCACGCCCGCCGGCATGATGCCTTTCTTGCGAAGCACGAAGGCGGCGATGCAGGCCGCATCCGCCAAATCGGGACTGCGCGCCTTGAGCTTCTTCATTTCGCTTTTTGGCAGCACGTGCGTCTTGTTGCCCTTGCGGATGTAGTCGCGGGAAGTCAGCTCGCGGATTGTGTCGGCGTCGGTAAGCCCGCGCACCTGTCCGCCCTCGATAAATCGGCGCATCGAATACCAGATTTCCGTCACCTTGTTCCCGTAAAGCTCGTGCCAAGTCGTCGGCCTGTCCGTGGATACTGCCGTCTTTTCCGCCGCGCCACCGAACTCCACAGGGATGATGTCGCGCGACCAGCTTCCCGACATGATGCCAAACGGTCCCGCGCCTTCGCCGGTCACGTCGCACGCCAGGTTGCGCGGCGGGATGGGATGCGACTGGCCGTTGATCTTGTAGTTCCGGCACGTTTCCTCCACGGCAGCGGCAATGCCGTAGTGGATGAAGCGTTTGTCCTGAGTCATGTCGATGTTCACGATGACCGGCGCTTGAAACTCGATGCCCGTCACGCCGCTGGCGAACTCTCCAAACTTGAACGGGTAGAGCACGCGCCGGTCCCCGCCTTCAAATGCCACGTCGAAGCCAGCGCCCATCTCCCATCGCGCTTTCCACACAGCTTTGTCAGCGGTGTTGAACTGCGAAAGCAGGAACGCATCCATGACCGTTGTGGACAGGCCGGACGGTGCCCAAAAGCCACGGCACTCACGCCAGTAATCCGGCGTGTTCTCGCCGCCAAAGAATCGCGCATCCTTTTCCAGCTTCTTGCGCCCGATGTAGAAATGGAACTTGGCCGGATCATCCAGCGACGGCGACTTGTGCCCGTCCAGATGCACGCAACAGCCGCCGAGTTTGGTCAGCCAGAACTCGTCATTCACCGTGACGCTATTCCAGCCGTTCACCGGCTCGCAGTAGATGCCGTGCTGGTCCGAGTAATCGGTGGCGTTCCCCAGCCCGATGAACTGAAATTCCATCGTGCCTGAGTCCAGGTTGCGGCACGCCTTGGCAATCGCCTCGGGCATGGCCGTCATTTCATCCGTGACGACAAACACGCGCCGGTTGTGAATACCCTTGATGCGGCCCACGGCGTTATCCACGGAACCGCCCTGATCGACGGCACGCCCGAAGATGGCGCTTTTCGTGTCCTCACCGCTCCACCGGATGATGGTGTCGGACGGCACGATTTGCAGCCAGCCAATCGTCGGGTCGGACAACGGCTGCTTGCACTTCTGTATCCAATCCACCAGTTCGCTCCAGATACGCTGCTTGAGCGCGGTGACGCTGGTTGAGGTCAACATGCAGGTTGTGTGCTCGCGGGCGCACAGCCAGTTGCAGAGAATCCACAGCGCGGCCCTTGAGCTTTTGCCCGTTCCCGCAGCCCCGGTGCTTGTCAGTTGCTCCCACCACGCATAATCCGCTTCAAACGTCGTGCCGATGGTGCGTTCCACGGTTTCCTTCGCCCCGCACAGCGCGCCAAAGAACAGGTCGCTCCAACGGTCCCACATGAAAAGCGGTTCCGGCCACAGCTCAGTGACTAGGCGTTTGAACCATTTCAGCTTTTCCTCGCCTTTGCCGAGTCCGAACTTGGTAAGGCACAGGTGCCACGGCTCGTAACCGGGCGGCAGCGCAAAGTTGTCGTAGCTGATGCGCTGCGCTGGTTTGGCTTTGGCGGTCATCGGCGTGCCTTTGTCTCATCCTCGTCGCCATACACAGCAACGCCAGCGCCAAACATGGCCAGAGCCTCGATAATCGCTCCTTCGCTCATTCCACGGTCGCGCATTACCTCGGCAATATCGCGCAGTGACATTGGCGTGTACATGGACGCAACAACCTCTGAGTAGGTTTGCGGCCTTCCTGGTCTTTGCTTGTCGTGGTAAATTTCGTAAGCGTTCCAAAGTGCTCCCCAGTCCGGTCGCAGTTTGTTTCTGCCGAAATTCGCAATCACATCGCCAAGGTTGTTTTCCCTCTCATTGCCGGTTATGGAAGTGGTTTTTCCTGTAATTGCTCTGGCAGCAAAAACTGCAACCTGTTGATGCCCTCCCCACGGATCAATGCGCGTGTTGCCGCGAACGATCTTGCCGAAGTCGCTGGATGTAGGGTTAGTTGTGTCAACGTCGTCATCACTGAACATCTGTCCAACTTTCCAGAGCAAGTATCCGCTGATAATCACGCGGGCGTAGTCCTTGGCAATAGCAGCGCGAGCGCGGCCTGTTCCTTTGAATGGCTGCTTTATGCTCCAGATTGGTTCCATTGTCAGTCCCTTAACACGGCTGGCAAAAAGTGACGGTGCCCAAAACACAAACCCCGCGCCTCTGGCGAGGGTTGGATTGATGTTCCCGCGTCCGGTGGATATGTTCACCAAGTTTCCAAGCACCTTCAATTCGGCTGGACTCGGGGCGCGGTCCCTAAAGTTTTCCGCGAGAAGCGCATCGGCTAGGTCCAGCCGCATTTCGTTGAGCAGCGTGTTGAAGGCGCGGTTGGATGCGTGAACAACCTTGGCGGCAACTTTTCCGGGTGCCGTGATGATGGTTTTGCCGGTTGAGCCGGTGCGTATTGGAAGCTGCGCCCATTCGTCCAGAACGGAATACATCATTTCCTCATGCTTTGAGCGAACCTTTGTATCCAAAGTTGTCTGGTCAATGCCCATCGCGTCATACGCTCCGCTTTTGGCGTTTGGCCGGTTCTCTCTCGCCTTTTCCATGCGCCTCGCTTTTTGCTCCGAAATTCCGGCCACAATCATGCGTGCGGTCGGCTTTAGGATCATCATGGCCGATTTAAGCGGGTTGGTCAGAACAACCTGCGTTTTGCCAGAAACTCCGCGACGGACATCCACCGGAAACACGGTCTTTCCAAAAGCAATCATGGTTGCGCCCATGCCTTGACGGAATCCGCTCAAATCGGTGGAGGAAACGATATTGATGCCAGCACGAAGCGTCTGCCCGATGCCGTCCACGATCTTTTTGCTAGTGGCGCGTTGTTTCTGGTAGTAATCGAACTGCTCTTTGAGAAACTTTTGCTTTATCGCATCCACACGGATTTGCGCGTCCTGCGTGGCTTGATCCATCTTCGGCGGAACTCTTTTGGGAGGGCGCGCATACTGTCCGGTGCGAATCTTCTCCCTAAAGTCGGCCTCGCGCTTGGTCAGTGCCTTTAGTCGCGTGGCGTTCCAACGCTGTTCCGGTGATAGCACCGGCTTTCCGGCGTTCCTAGCCGCCTGATACGCGGCACGGCGCGAATCGCGGATGGCTTTCAACTGCGCTACACGGCGCGAGTCCGGCCCCTGCACCTTGCCTTTGCCGGCCAAGTCACCTTTCGCCACTTTCTCGGCGTAGCTGGCAATGGCGCGTTCGAGTGCCTTGATTTGCGCCTGCTCTTTCAGATAGCCAGGATCACTCTTTGGCTTGGCGTCCCGGCGCATCTCGGCGGCCAGCGCCTTGAGCGCATCGGTTTCGAGGCGAACATCCTCTTCCAGTTGCGTCAGCGCCTCCTTGATCTTCGCCGGGTCTTTCACCTTGCCAGTGGATATGTCGTCCAAGGTCTGACCGGCGCGTTCGCGTGCTATCAATGCGCTGTCGAGCGCTTTCTGAGCGTCGGAGAGCGGGACGGGCTTGCGAAGCTCTGCCATCGTGTCGGAAAGCTGCTTTATTTCAGCCTTTGCAGCGGCAATCTCTGCCGTATCCACAGTGGGTTTTCCTTCGGCCTTTGGCTGAGTCAGCTCCATTCTTGCCAGCCTGTCACGAAGGATGTCGGCGCGGTCTTGCAGTCTGGCGAGTTCAACAATGTGCTCAGGTGGTGGAGGATTCTTGGCTGCCTCGATTTCATTCCACAAATCCTGCATTGCCTGCTTCTCGCTTTTCAACTGCTCGGTAAAAACATCATCCGGCACCTTTCGGCCTTTGGGCGGCTTTTCGCCAGTTTTGAGCATCTTGTCCAAGACCTCCATCCGGTTCTTCAAGGCGGTTTGACGCGCCTGTTGGATTCCTGCCAACTTTTCAGGAGATGGCTCTCCTTGCCTGAGTTTTTGCAACTCCGCACGCTTACTGGCAAGCTCACGCTGTCGAAGGTTTGGCTTTGCCGGCGTAAATCCGCGACGCAACGCATCCTTGTCGTCCTTCTCCATGCGGGCAATATCCTCCATCAGCTTCGTTTCCCGATAAGCGGCGGACAGTTGCATGCTCAAAGCGTCCTTGTTTGGGAACTTCACCTTGCCGTATTCGCCGTAAGCCCGGTGAACATCGCGCAACGTGGCATCCGGCAGAAATTCCTGCACAGTCTTGAGTGCCGCGTCCATGAGTGCATCAGTTCCGCGCACGCCATTCTCCCAATGCGCCACCACGATGTCATAAACGAGCTTTCTCGCGCTGCTCATCAGCTTGTGCGTTTCGACAGTGACGCTTCCACCATCAACCGCTTCGCCAATTTCCCTGCGGTAAAGCGGATCGTCGCCAGCCACCACGG